CGCGTGATCGTGCCGCCCTGCAGCTGCGTGTTGAGCTGGTTCTGCAGAATCTGCTCGTTGCCCAGGTCGGTGCGAACGGCCTGCGCGCGTCGAGCGATGTAATCGGGATCGTTCAGATCGGTTTTCGGGTGCCTTGCCAGCTCCGCCTGGTCGTACTGACCCGCGAGCAGCTCCTCTCGCTCGCGCATCCGATTCGCGCGGGTGTCGTTGACCTGGTCCTCCGCGCTCTTGCCGCCGATCATGATCGCAAGACCAGTGCCCGCGCTCTCCGCGACGCCAAGCACAGCGCTGAGGGCGGTAGCCATTCCGGCGAGCCCGCCGGCCGCGTGGACCGCGGCCGAGGTGAACGTCTCGATCCGCTCCGGGGTGACGGCGTCCATGATCTCGTTCTTCGCGCGCTCCCACGCGAGCTTGGTTCGCCCCGCCGTGCTGCTCAGGTAGTCGCCTAGATCGCGGTTGATGACGCTTGCGTCACGCGACTTGTCGACCAGCTCGTCGAGCATCTCCTTGTTGGCGTTCAGCTGGAGGAACGCGCGGTACGCTTCGACGCGCCCGAAAGCCTTTTCGAGCTTCGTCGGATCCTTCATCAGCTTCGAGTCGCCGATCGCGTCGATGATCTCGCGGAAGCCCCTGAGCGACTTCGTGCCGGTGTTCTTGTCGACGTCGAACACCTTCACGTGCGCCGCCGCAAACTTGGGTGCGTTCTTGATCAGCGCCACCATGACCGACTGCATGCCGGTGACCGTCTCCTCGGCTGAGCCGAATCCCTTGCGGACCACCTGGGTGGCCGCGCCGAGGTCGCGCAGGCCGGCCACACCGGTGCCACCACCGAACTGCGCCATGAGAGGCGAGATCTGCGCGAGCTGGCCGGCGAGGTCCTTGAGCTCGACCGCACCCTCCTTGCCTTGCACGATCAGCGTCCCGAACGCGGCCTGCATTTCCTCGGGCTTGATCTTGAGGTTGTCGCGCAGTGCCTGCGCCGTCGAGGCAACGTCGCTGATGCTCGACTCGGAAGCCTGGGCGACCCGCGCCCACGTGTCGATCGACTTGGTCGCGCCGTCGAGGTCTCCGGTCAGCGCGACGTACTGCCGCGCGGCGCCGAGCACCTGGGCTCTGCTGATGCCGGTGGCGTCGCTCGCCTGGCGGACGGCTGCGTCCACGCCGGCCATCTCCTCGTTGGTCTTGCCGGCGGTGATCTGGAGTCGCTTGAGCGCGTCGCCATATTGAAACGCGGCGGTGGCCTGATCGGCATAGAATCCGCCGACCGCGGAGGCCGCGCTCGATCCGAGGTTGCCAACCATGGTCGCGCCCGCCTTGGAAAAGAACCCCTTCTCGACGAGGTCCTTGCCGAACACGTTCTTTTTGAGCTCGCCGCCGAACGTGGCGAACTTCGCCTTGATCTCGCGCAGCTTCGCGCCAAGGGTCCGGCTCTCGGCGGTTACCTCGACCTCGGCTTTGGGGTTAGACATCGTTGTCGTCCGTGGGCGGTTCGGTCGGCGGCTCGGCGGCCACGTTCTTGAAGCGCCGTCCGCTGCCTTCGTGCTTGGGTTTGTCGAACGTCAAGTGGTCGGCGATGAGTCCCCAGGCGAGGACTTCCCAGTCGAAGAGTTCGCATGCGGGTCGACCAAAGTAAGCAGAAAGCGCGACAGCCTCCTGGCACCGAACCACCGCAACAGCCGATCGCTTTTTTTTTCGAGGGCCTCGCGGATCCCCGCGACGTCATCGCGGGTCAGCTCGATCGTCGAGGGGTCCTGCGCGGCGCGCAGCTCGCCGTACTGCTGCCAGAGGTCGCCGATCACCTCCGGCGCGAGCAGACCCCATTCGCTCGCAGAACCGAACGGCACCGGGTTCTCTTCGCTATCGAGCACGGCCTCGGCGAGCGTCAGGTACGCGAGCTGTAGCTCATACTTGCCCTGGTTGAGCTCGATCTGGACGAGTCCGCGCCGATCCATCGCGGCGTTGGCGAGGCCCTCGAGATCGAGCGAGCGCTCGCTTCCGACCACCGCCATGACCGCCGGGTGCGGGATGCCGTGCACGTGTACCGTCACGGGCTTGACCGGGCGCTTGCCGGATAACGCTGCCTGGAGCCGGCTCCCAGCCTTGGCCTTCGCGGCGCTGGATTGCGCTGCCCCGAGCCTCGTACCGCTTGGCGTCGCCATGGCTAAGCCGCCACCTGCGGGACACGCCGCTGCCAGGTGATGTCGACGGTGTCCATGTGCTTGCCCTGGGAGTCGTCCTTGCGCGTGACCTTCGACACGCGGCAGCCGAGGTACTTCCACCGGGGCCCGTTGACGTCCTGGATCGAAAACGAGAAATACTCCTTGGAGATCTTCAGTAGTCGCCAGTCGACTTCAGGTACGCTTTCCCGGAACACCTCGAGCTTGAGCGAGCCGCCGCCCTCCTTGTCGATGTTGCCGGCACCGCCCGTCACTCCGACGGCGGTCTTGACCTCGGTCGTGCTGTCGTCGTCCTCGTCGAGGGTGTCGACTCGCTTCAACTGAAAGTTGCCACCCGAGAAGTCGATGTAGAACATCGACTGGCTGGTCAAAGTGCTCATGGTGACTCCTTAGAAGATCTTCACGCGGTGAACGAACGCGACCTGGTGCAGGCCGAGAACGACCGTGTAGGCGACGTCCACGTTGAGCCGGCCCGGCGCATTCGGGTCAGCCTCAACTACGAGTAGCTGCAGGTCGGCGTCGACGTTCTTCAGGATCTTGTTGTCCTGCGCGGCGTAGAGGATCGACCCCACCATGTCGCGGATCCGCGGCACGATGTCGTCGTCCATGAGGACGCCGTCGGGGTTCGCGTCGGCGCCGAACTTCGCCGCGAACGCGGCGTCAATCTGGCGCGCGATGAACGCGCCGACGCGCGGCACGGCGATGTCACGCAGTGGCTCGAACGGCTGGCCGCCCTGCGTGGTGCAGGTGGTGACGAACTTGACGATCTGCACGACGCCCGGTTGTTGGATGCGGGTCTGCGAGTCGACCACCGCCTTCAGCGGTACCAACCCGACCGCGAGCGCCGATTCCACCTCGGTGTTCGTGAAATCGAAGATGTCGGGCGGCGGGAAGAGTGGCAGTCGCAGGCCATCCCAATTGCCGTTCGGGCGCGATCGGCTGGTCAGGGCAACGCCGAGCGCCGTGGCGATCTCGCCCGGCAACGAGGGGCTCAGCTCGCACACACCGACGCCGATCGCGCGATCATTGGCTCCGACCGCGAGCGGCGTAGCGACGCCGAGGCTACCCGGCTCGCCGAACAGGATCCATCTCCACTTCTTCTCGCTCGGCGCCCACGCCGCCGTGACGTGGGACAGCGCCAGGGAGATATCCGCCGTGGCGTGGTTCTCCATCGAGATCGCGTCGTAGTCGGGGCCCGCCGCGTTCGCGAGCGCCGTCGTCTCGTCGGAGATGCCCGTCCCTGCGGCGCCTTGAGCGGTCTGGCACGTTACGCCGGGCGGAAGCGAGACGACCTCGAAGATCACGTCGTTCCCGCCGACGCCCTTGACCGCGTGTGTGGTGGTGACAACCGCCGCCGCTGAGGCTGCGACGACGGGCATGATCAGCCGCTGCGTGGTGATGGCGTTCGCTAGCGCGGTCGCCATCGCGGTCGTGCTGTCGCTGGGGTTGATGGGCACAACGAGCGTGCGGCCGGCGATCCGGAACACGCCATTGGCGCCGACCAGCGCGGCACCGCCGAAGGTGAAGGTCTGCGTGCGAGCGGCACCGCCGGCCGGTTCTGCGACACCGCATGCGTACATGAATGGACCCGCGCCGAGGAAGGCCTGCGTCTCGACACCCTTGCGGCACATCAAGGCCAACGGGGTACCAACACCGAAGAGCGCATCGGTATCGGTCGGATCGTTGACCGGGTAGATGGTTCCGGCCACCGCGGTGCCACCCTTCATCGTCCCGATCTTCAGCAGGCGCTGCGGCAACGGCGGGAGCGACCGGCCGCCGAGTAGGTACGTGAACGCGTGGAAGGCCTGCGGTCGGCGTACCGACGAGCTGATTCCCGTGTTGACCGTCATCGTTCAGACCGCCTTCTCGGGCGTCGCGCCGGCGTCGACGGTGACCGGCGCGGCGCTGAATCGCTCGCCTTCCGGGCGTGGGCGCGGCTGCGCGACCAGGACGAGATCCCCGTTGGGGCGCAGCGCGCGCTGAACGGAGGTATGCGACGAGTCAACATCGAGCTCGTCGCCAGGTCGAAGCAACAGCAGTCCGCCGCCCGGGCCGGCCGCAACCGTGTGGTGGATTGGGACCATGCGGCCCGGCCGCGCTGTGACGGTGATGATCGCCATGGCCGAATCGTGCGGCGCGCGCACGTGTCCGAGCCATGGGGGCTCAGCCCACCGGGGTAGCGCGACGCTCAGAGGCGCGTGACGACCGAGACGCCCGCGAGCTCGCCGGGTGCCTTCGCGTTCGCGGCGAGGCCGGTCAGCTTCTGTACGCTGTCACGGAGCAGGTTGACATCGCGATCGACGCGGACCCGCCACGTCTGCTGCCAGATCGTCTTCTCGTTGTCGCTGATGATCTCGTCCTCTTCGAGGAAGCGGAGATCGGCGACCTGCGGCCCGATGCCCAGGTCCGCGCCGAGGAGCTGCATCCACACCAGCTCGAGGGCCGCGTGCAGGCCGGGGTCGTTTGCGTCGCTGATGTCGCTGGCAATGTCGCTCGCGGTCCGTCCATCCGTGAGTCCGCGACGATGGCTCGACACGAAATAGAGCTCGACGGTCAGGTGGCCATCGCTGCGGCCCTGGGCTCCGCCATCGCTACCCGACAGTTTCGTGGTCGTGACCGCGACCGCGGGCGTCCTGCCGTTGAGCTCTTGCCACAGGTTGTCGATCCCGAGGTCGTCGTTAGGCCCCTTGATCGAGAAGCCGATCGAGATCAGCGCTTCGAGCCATCCGCCGCTTGGGACGGTGTAGCGCGCCAGCTTCGCGATGATGGCGTTCTCGATCAGCGTTCGAACGGGCTTGGGCAGCTTGGAGTCGAATACCCAGGTCATCGCTTCCAGCCCTTCACGATGTGCGCTGCGAGCACAGCGCGTGTTTCCTCGAGGAACTTGTCGGACAGCCACAGGAACAGGCGCTTCGGGATCCTGACGCGCCGGCCGTGACCCGCGCTGCCGCCCTCCTGGTGGATGCCAGCCCACGGCACGCGCGACGTCGCGCGCACGAAGAGCTCGCCGACCACCACAACCATCGCGGCAGGGAGCCGGCCGAGCAGCTGCTTTGGCGTGGAACGAGGAGCGAACCGCCGGGGCGCGATCGTTCGCATCGCCTTCGTGATGCGGACGCGCCGATTCCGGGCAACCCGGCGCGCCTCGGTGAGCGGAGACCGCGTCGGCCATGCGCCGTCGGGGCCTTCCTCCGAGCGCGCATGCGAGCGCTGGTCCTGACGCAGCGGCCGGCGCAGCGCGCGGAACGCTGGCCCCATGCGCTTGCCCCGCACCTCGACGTCGGCGAGCGCGCGGTCGAGCTCCGTCAAGTCGACGTAGACGCCGGACTCCACGCGGTCACCAGAACCCGACGAGCTTGTCGCGCGCGGCGTCCCGATCACCGGGCATGTGGGTCTCCACGACGTCGGTCTGCATCGTGCCGTGCGCGATCGGCAGCGGATCGCCGCCGGGCGTCACGACGCCGCGGGAGAGCAGGAGCAGCCAGCCGGGCTTCTTCTCGTCGGTGCCGGCGATCGATTCCCACTCGTCGTGCTCGTCCTGCGTGAGCTGGCCGCGGCGACGCGCCAGGATGATCTTTGCGAGCGTGGCCGAGTGCTCGGTGATGATCGTGGTGGGCGGGTTGAACGGCACGTGGAACCGCTTGCTTGCGTAGCTGTCGATCAGCGCGTCGGCCTTCGTGATCGCCGCGGCGATGCGGTCCACGTCGGCCATGCCGTCGCGATCCCAGTCGGCGAGCTCGACCAGGCGCTTGGCGCCACCGGCGGCGTCCTCGACGTCTACCTGTGTCGAGTAGGCCATGGCTCAGCCCTGGGGCGACGACTTGGGGTCCGCGGGCGCGGTCGCGCCCTTCGCAGCCTTGGGCTCCGGCACCGGCGCCTTCGCGGTCTCGAGCCGCATCAGGCGCGCTTCGAGCTCCGCGTTCTTCGTGCGAAGCGCCGCCACCTCGGCCGGGTCTGTGGTGGCTGCCTGCTGGATGCCGACCTCGATCCGCATGAGGCGCGCCTCGAGCTCCGCGTTCTTCGTGCGCTCGGCGGCGAGCTCGGCGCCCTTGTCCTGCGGTCCTGCGGCGCTCGTCTCGGCGAAGCGCGCGACCTCCTCGGGCGTCGCCGGCTTCACGGCGAGCATCTCCGTCTCGGCGACCAGCCGCGCGAGGATGGCCTCGTCGATGACGCCCTTTTCGAGCGCGTGCACCGCGGCGACCTCGAGCGGGCGCCATTCGCGCGTGAAGCGCAGCCCGGCGCGGCCGAAGTTGCCTTGGTTGTGGGGCGAGACGCTCTTGACGAGCACAAAGCGTGGAGTCGAATCAGCCATGGTGGAGACCCTCGGTAGAAAGCAATGACGATCTGCGGGTGGTCGCGACTGCGAGTCGCTCAGCCCGCCGAGCCGGTGGCCGCCTGCCACATGCCGTAGCAGAGACCGAACTTGGTGTGGCTGCCGTAGAGCGCGTTGCGGCGCGAGAACATCTCGAACGACTCCGGGCGATCAGCCGAGACGAACTGCGGCTGGACCTCGATGCCCATGATGACGGCCTGAATTTCCTCGTCGGAGAGACCGAACCACTGCGTGCCGGTGATCCGCGGCGAGATCAGAGGCGTCGCAAACCCGGCGTCGGGGTTCGTCGCGCCGCCCGCCTGGAACTCCTGCTTGAGCACCGTGCGCAGGTTCAGCTGGTTCAGCGGCCCCGCCAGCACCTTGCGCAGCGGCACGCCGATCGGCTCGCCCTCGTCATCGACGAGCAGCATCATCTTTTGGATCGCGATGTTGAAGTTCGCACTATTGAAGACGCCGGTGACCAGGTTGCTCTGGGCGACACCCAGGCCATTGCCAGCCGCCGTGTGGTCGGTGTCGAAGAGGAACTGGCCGTCGTAGGTCACGCCCAGCGAGGCACCGAATCCTTGCAGGTAGTAGCTCACGACCTGGTCGTCCATTCGACGCGCGCACGCCTGCGCCATCGAGCGGATGCGCTTGACGATCATGCCGTACTTGGCCTCGTTGTTGAGGTCGTCGACGTCGACCTCGATGCCGTTCGCCCACCACTCGGTCGTCAGCGCCTGGCTCTCGGCGCGGAGACGCTGGAGCGTCCGGTCACCGATCCAGCGCTTCAGCGTCGGAATCGACGACAGCCACTTGAACTCGAGGCGTTCGCTGACGCCCATGATCACGGTCGCGATCTCCTGATAGATCGTGGGCGTGTTGGACAGCTTCATGTCGAAGACTGTCGAGAAGACGACGAAGGCCGCTTCCACCTTCGCGCGGTCGATCATTGCTGCGGACATCGTGTGTCTCCTGGCTCGTGATGGGCGGCGGGTTACAGGTTGGCGCTCTTGACCCAGATCCCGCCGTCGGGATCGATCGAGTCGACGGTGCCGGCGAGGACTGAGTTCGCTGTGCCGGCGGCGCGCGCGACGGTCTGGTCGTCGACGATGAAGCACGGCTTCTGGAGGTCGGCCGCGGTGATGGCGTTCGCGCCGGCGATGGTGCCGAACTTGAAGATGCCGACCGCGCAGCGCGCGGCGGGTCTCACCTTCGCCGCGACGCCGCTCGCGTTCACCATGCGGATCTGCGCGACGCCGACGTACGTCAGGCCGGCGACGTCCGCGCCCGGGACCAGCGCGCCGGTCGCGTTGGCGCAGGCCATGCTGCCGTTCCAAAGCGTGGTGGTCGCGGCGATGAGCGCGTCCTCGGCGACGATGCGCTCGACGTAGCGCCGCTGGGTATTCCGGTCCTGTGCGAGTGCGGTCATGATGATTCCTCAGCCGCGCTTGGCGGTGGCCTCGGCGAGCTCGCCGAGGTTGGAGACGACGTTGAACTGCCGAGAGCCGTGCTTGCGCACAGCGGGTTCGTCGACGCGGCCCCACTTCATGAAGCGTGGAAGGCTGGGATTCTCCCGATTCGCTTCGAACGCGTCCGGGCCGTCGGCATCGAGGGTCACACCGGGGGCCGCGGCCGGCTTGGTGTCCGACTGCAGCGCCACGCGCGCGGCCCCGGGGCCGGCCGGCGTTCCCGGCGCGGGCAGCGCCGGGGCCGAGCCGCGCACGAGCTCGACCGCGGCATCGAACGCCGCGCGGCCGCCCGGGGGGGCCACGGCGCCGCGCAGGCCGGCGACCACCTTGTCGGTTACCTGGTGGCTGGCGCGGAGGCTGGTGATCGTCGCCTCGACGTGCGCGGCGTCGCGCTCTGCCTCGCGATCGGTCGCGCTCTGCTCCAGCTGGGCGCGCAGCACCCCGGCTTGCGCGGCGTCGGCGCCGAGCTGGCCGAGACGCTGCTTGATCTCGTCGTCGGTGGCGGTCTCGGGCAGCCCGAGGCCTTTGCAGATCAGCGCGCGATCCATCTCGTTCCCCCGTGGTTGCTCATGTGCGGTCATCGTGGGCCGCGGTCGCGAAGCCCGGAATCCCCCCGCCGGCGCACCCCCCGCCACGAGCTGCGCGAGCGCGGGGTGGTGGCGACCGCATCGACGGCCGAGCTCGTGGAGGGACTGCAGTCGCACATCGATGCCGGGCGGGCCCTGGATGCCAGGCCCGTCGGCCGCCATCGCGACCACGTAGGTGTCATCGACCGCCGCTACGTTGACGGTCGAGAGCTCGAGCCCCGTGCCGTCCTCGGCTTCGAACTCGACCACCTGGCCGTCGATCTCCATGCCCGGCCAGCACCAGCAGTCCGGATCCGACCAGACCGGCGCGTCATGGAACGTGCAGGTCATCTCGCCGAGGAAGTCCGCGGCGATCGAGAACCGGTCGATCGTCGCGTCCTCGAAGCCCTCGATCGCCCATTGCTTGGTGACGAGCAGCTCGAAGAGCATGAGCAGCTCGCCGTCGACCTCTTCGACCCAGGCGTCGGCGATCGTGCCGCCGCGCTTCGTGGCGTCGCCCCAGTCGTGCGCGGTGATGAACGGCTGGCCGCGGAACGTCCGCGCCATCGCGCGCATCCCCGCGGGCCGGAACCGGACGCCTTTGCTGTTCGGCTTGCCGCCACGCACTGCCGGCTCGACGGTCTGTCGGTAACCGACGACGGTGTAGGTCGTGCCCTCGGGCTTGACCTTTTTCTTTGGCGGCGCCGCGGGTCCGTCAGGTGCCGCCGCGTCGAAGCAGATCGCGAAGCGACCGTCAGTCCGCTGCTGGATCAGCGGGCTCGTTCGGGTTGGCGGGGTCGGTGGCTTTCGAGGCATTGGCCTTGTTCTCCGGTGGCTTGAGCGTGTCGGCGTCGTCGGCAGGTGCGCGGTACTCGAACTTCTCGCGCACCTGGCTCTTCGAGATGGGCAGACCGACGGCGACGAGGTTCGTCAGCACCTCGCTGTCGGTCAGGAGCGAGAGCTTCTGGACATGGAGGTGCAGGTAGGGTGCGGCGGCCTTGTCGGTGAGCCGGTTGCGGATCAGGTACTCGCGTCCGATGTCGCGGCTGAGCACGGTGCCGATCCGCCGCGCGTCGGCCAACGAGAGCTTGTGCGCGGCGTCGGCGTGCACCTGACCGAGGGCAAACGAGCCGGGCCCGCCGGTGTCGCTCGTCAGCGTGCCGGCGCTGATCGCCTTGCTGATCTCGCTGTTCGCGAGCGCGACGATGCCGGGATGCAGGTGATCGCCGGCGCCGCTGCCGCTGCGCAGCGCCTGGTTCAGCACCTCGATCGTCGCCTTGCCGCCGAGGATGGCGCGCCCCTCGGTGCCGAGCGCGTTGATCGCGTCCTTGAGCGCTTTGCGCGTCGACTCGCTGTCGTCGTCGCCGGGCTTGCCGACGATGAGCGGGATGCCGAACCGCTCGGCGAAGATCAGCCAATCGCGCACCGACATGCGCTTGAACAGCGCCCACCACGCGACGGTGCGCAGGATCCCGGCCTGCACCTGCTTGCGCCAGCGCTTCGTCTCGGCGCGCAACCACGAGCTGCCCGGGCGCCGCTCGAGCGGCTCGCCCGGGTACGGGTTGGCCTCGCTCGTCAGCCGCGGGTTCGATTGCAAGTCGAACATGAACCGCCGGTGCGGCACGCAGACGAGCTCGGCCGGCACCTGCATGCCATTCGCGGCGGCGGTGATCCACGCGGACTCGATGTACGAGCAGCCGAAGAACGGCGCGAGCGCGAGGAACTCGATCGCGCCCTCCATGTCGATCGACTTCGTGGCGGCGTCGACCTCTTCGGCGGCCTGCTGGCTGCCGGGCCGATCATCGCCGGCACGCCAGGTCCACGCGACGCAGACCTCGTCGAGCCGCTTCTCGTACTGGCCGCGCGTGTGGCCGTCGGCGAGCACCGTCGACTCATACGAGTCGAACAGCTGCAGCGGCTGTCCGGCGTCCGCCATGCGCAGGATCCAGTTGAGCCGCTCGGGGGTGAGCCGGTGCCCTGACCACGAATCCGAGTAGTCGAGTGACGACGAGCGGGTGACGATTTCGATCTGGCCCGCCGGCGGGGCTGGCGGGGCGATCGCGGGCTGCGGCTCGGGCAGGTAGCCGAGCTGGACGCCCGGGGGCGTGAAGGCCATCCCCGACGACGACTCGCGCACCGCCGCGCGCGCCCGATCGACAGCCGTCTGCTGCATGTACAGCCAGACGGTAGGGGCGGGTCAGCGCTGCGCGAATCCCCCCGGCGGCCCACCCCCTCCGCCGCCGTCCGCGAGCTCGCGGAAGCCTTCGGTCTGGTCGCGCGTGATGCCCTCGCTCGCCAGCAGCTTGCCGGCGTCGCCGCGGCGCGGGAAGAACCGCCAGACCGCGTAGCCGAACACGTCGCCGAAGTGGGCCGCCTTCGAGTCGCGCGACGGCTTGCCCTTGTGCATGCGCCACTTCCGCGCGCTGTCCACCGCGGTCGGGCAGCGCTTCGCGTCGACGAACAGGCTTGGCACGTCGTCGGCCGGCCGGATGCACGCATTGGTGGCGCGGATCCGCTCGAAGATGTCCGGGTTGGCCTTCGAGTCGCGGTCCGGCGGGACGACATGCGGAAAGCCGTTCGAGCGGAAGATGAAGTTCGAGCCCTTGCCCTTGAAGTTCGGTCGCTGCCGAATCAGGTCTCGCTCGAGCTGCTGCCATTCGCACGACGCGTCGGTGACCAGCAAACAGCGCGCGCCGTCGTAGCCGCGCTTCTTGAGCTCGTCGCACACGTCGACCTCGTCGCCGGCGGACAGCGCGATCTCCTCGCGCATCCACAGGAGCCCGGCCTTCATGTCGGTCGGCGCGCGCGGGTCGCGGTAGATGTCGAAGATGCCGACGGCGACCCAGGGGAACCGCTGCACATCGACGACGATCAGGTGGTTCCAGTTCGCGCGCTCGCCCTCCCACGCGGTCAAGAACTCGTGCGTCATCCGGCCGAAGTCCGGCGCTACTCGCTCGTTCACCGCGCGGTCCCAGGTGTAGAGCACGCGGTCGGGGAGCTGCAGCATCTGCCCGCGGATCTGCGTGAGCCAGTCGTGCAGCGTCATCGAGCTCTTGAGAGCGAGGAGCTTCCGCGGATCGATGTGCGGGTTCTTCAGCGGGTCGATGAAGATGTGCTCGGCGGCGGGGCGATCGTCCATCTCGATCTGTGTAACCGAGTCGAGCACCCAGACCCCGACGTCGCCGGCGATAGGGGGGTTGGCGGCCACGAGCGCGAACCCGCCGGCATCGATCGTGGCGCCGCGCGCGTTGCGGTAGCTCTCGGCGCTGATCTGCTGCGCCTCGTTGAGCCCGACGAGCGCGGCCTGGCCCTTCTTCAGGGCGCCCGGCTTGTGGCCGCTGCGCAGGACGTGCTGCGCGCCGTTCTCCAAGTAGAACGTGAAGTGCGGCCAGCCGTTGTAGGCGTACCAGCTGGACGGCAGGAGGTTCTCGATGACCTGGCGCGGCTCCTCGTGGTAGGTCTCCGACGGCGTGACGGTCCAGACGATCGCGCCGTCGACCGCCACCGCGTAGCTGCAGAGGATGCCCTCCATGATGACGGTCTTGCCGGAACGCCGGCCGCCGGTCAGGTAGAGCTCGGACAGGCCGAGCAGCGCGCCGAGCTCGGCGTCGAAGGTCAGATCCTGCTGGATGACCTCGCGCACGCGGGCGAGCACTTCGGGATCCGGCTCGCGCAGGTGGTCGCCCATCCAGCGGTCGAACAAGGTGATCGCCTCGACCTGCGCACCGTGGACCTCGAGCACGCGCGAGCGCGGGGCATCGCCGACGTAGCACTTCGTCGAGCGGTCCCACAGGCCGCCGAACCGCGCGATCGGGGTGCCGCTCTTGTAGCGGACCCAGTCGATCTGCAGGTCAAGAAAGCGTTCGTCGCGGCGGCCGTCCGCGTCGAGCTGTGACCTGACCAGCTGCTGTGTCGAGGCGCGGGGCATCGGTCAGCTGCGGGCCGGGCCGCACCTCTGCCTGCTTGGTGCGGGCGTTGCGGATCGCTTCCTCGGCCTGGTACAGCCGATCGGGGTCGCGCAGCTTCGCCATGCGGTCGGCGATCTTGAGCATCTCGCCGCGCTTCGCCGTGTCGTTGATGTCGGACTCGAGCACGTCGGTAGCCGTGACCGCCAGCGCGCGCAGCATCCACGAGATCGTGGCGAGGGAGTCGTCGACGGGCGGATCGCCGATGCGCTGCTGGATTCGCTCGCGAAGTGGCTGCTTGGACGGCTTGGCGGCCTCGGCAGCCTCGACGGCGGGCTCGCGGTGCTTGGGCTTGGCCACGCGGATGATGCTACGGGGCCGGCGGAAGGCGCGGTGCAGGGGCACGGGGCACCCGGGGCCTGGCGCGGAAGGGATGGGTGGAGACCGAGGAAAGCGACCTTGCTTCGGATAAACTTTGCCGATGGGGAAAACGAACGACTTACAGGGCTTGCGGGATGTGGACCTATTGCGCCAACGCCTTCGCAATTTGGCGATGATGAGCGGCGGCAACGCGAACCGCATGTTTGTGCAAGATGTCTTCTGTCCGAACTGCAGCTTCGAGCAGCGCATGACCCTGACTTTGCGAAGCTGGACCACGATCGGGGGCTATCGCTTGGAAGGTCCAGCGTTCTTTACGATGGACTGCTTGCAATGCCAAACTGAGTGCGCCGGCGTAGTTCACGAGGGCCCCGAAGGCGATGCGGTGTCGCTGCATTGGCCGTTGAGCGCCGGCCTGAGCACACCGAACACGCCGCCCGGGGTTGCATACTACCTCGATCAAGCGGCTCGATGCGAAAGCGCCGGTGCGGCCAGCGCCGCCGCCGCGATGTACCGCGCCGCACTTGATCACCTCATGTTCAATCACGGCTACGAGGATGGGATGCTTGGAAAGCGACTGCACAAGATGATCGACGATGTGGCGGCCGGAAACGGCCCCAAATGGGCGCGCGAAATCGATCATGAGTTCCTGGACGTGATCAAGAAGCTCGGCGACGGTGCGATCCACACCAACGACGGGGACGTATCGAAGCAAGCCGTCTTGGACGAGGAGGTGCTCGCCGGCGTTCAGATCGCATTCGCCGAGATCCTCGAAGTGGTCTACGAGCGCCCCGCCAAGAAGGCCGAGCAGTTGGAGAAGTTGAAGAACGCCGCGGGCGCCCTCAAGAAGTAGACCGGTTGCTGCACAAGCGACCAGCGCAGCTGCCATTAAGGCGGCTTGCCAGCGGGGAGGCGCGGCGCGGACTCGCCGGCGAGCTCGGCCTTCGGCGCCGAGGTCCTCGCGATCCACCGCTGCTCGGTGAACATGCCCGTCAGAGCGCGGGTCAGACCATCGAGTAGAGTCTTGCGTACCCTGATGTCGGCCGCGAAGCGGTCGTAATCGTCGGGTTTTGAGCCAGACAGCGCCACCAGTGGGCTTTCGAATATCGCGAGCAGTCGATCCTGCATTGGGGGGTAGCTTTCGAGTAGCATCACCTCGGCGAGGCGAGCATTCGTTTCGACCGCCGTATCGGTGAAGTGCTCGACGAATAGCCGAACCCTTTCGATCAGAGCCGGCTCGCCAGCGGCGAGGTACACATCGTCTGCGTCATCACATACGGCCCCCGCTTCAAGCGCGTGGATCTCGTCACTCTCTCGCTGCTTGTGGAGGGTTCTCGACGGGGCCTGAAGCTGCTCGCCAACCGTCAGCAGCCTCGAGTAGCTGGCGATGAAGCGCGCGTAAGCGAGCCGCAGATCGGTTCGGTAGCTGTCGTCGCGCAGCGCCCGGCGCTCGTCAAGCTTTTCCAGGCGCTGTCGCTTCCACTGCTGGCGTTCGCGCAACCAACTTCCTAGCGCAGTCTAGCGCAGTGAAGGCGGAGCCACCGCCCGCTATCGCAACCCTGAGGCATCCCCTCAAATTGCTCCGACGATTTCGAACATGTCGCGATGCTCCTGAAGGATGTCGACGTACGCGGCCATCAGGCGATCGAACCACGC